ATCTTCATCCTTTCGGGCAGTGGTTGAGTGCTCACTAGCACGGTGAGTCTTCCATCCCTGCGATCCGAGATCCAGGTCTAGGGCACATGAAATTGACCTGTGCGAGTCTTAAATGCTTAATTTATTTTTTATATGGGAGCCATGGATACGGCAATTGATTATGCCGTTATAGTATTCATCTGATTCTAATACACGCCTGGTAAATTGTTCGCGAGCCTCAACATAACTACATTCTGCCTTTGACTTACAATAATAAAGTATTTCTCTAGTAAAATTGTCAGCGCCTAATTGTTCTATGTCTTTTTTTAATTCAGGACTTGAGCCATAATAATCTCTCCAGTCACTGTCGACTTTTGAGCGAATTTTCTTTTTCTTTTTAGTGCCATTTTTTAATTTTACTGTTTTTTGAGTAGTTTTTGCGAATTTGGCCAGTTTTTTGCCTATGTATTTTTTGTCTGTGATGTTATTTGTGATAATGTAAACGAACCCAACACATTCTTCGGGTAAAGATTCTATTAGAGTTTGTTGATAAAGCCATGTCATTGTACATACTAATTATGCCTTAAAGTCTGTTTTAAAATATTTTGCTATATTTGGTTGATCTAACCAGCCCCATGATGAAAGTTTTTGATAAAGTTTTTGAGTTAATATAGGATCGTTTGGTTGTGATAGTGCCTTGATAATTGATTTTATTTCGTTGTCTATGTGTTGTTTAAACCAAGTTGGGTCTCGGGGATTACTGTTCGCCGGAGCAGGCTCGCTGTGATCCCACTTTTTGTACTGTCTAATTAAATGTTCTTTTACATCAAGCGGTAACTGAGCAATTTGTAAAAAATCAGGTCTAGTTAAAATATTAGTCATTACATCTAGTTTTCTACTCACACACCACTTGTATAAGTCATCCAGTGTGTGTACGCTTAATGCACTAGGTACAGGACGTACAGTAATGTAAACATGCCCTTGTTTTCGATGTTTTAAATATAAATCGATATTATCTAATACTAGTTGTGTGTTGGAACCTTGTCTAATCAGATCATTCAGCGGACCTGTACATTCTACACTAATACCTACGTCCACATGCCTAAACGCATTAAGCTTTTCCATCAAATTTTGATTAAAAATCGTGCCGTTGGTAGTGAACCCTAGATAGATATCAGTCTTGTTTACTTTAAGTAAATGATCTATTAGATTTTCAAATTTTGGATTTAATAAAGTTTCGCCGCCTATTAAATGAACAAATTTTAAATCTGGTGTATTGCAAATAGTTGAAACTACGTGATTCCATGCAGATTCGTCTTCGGTCCAGTTCATCCTAGCAGGCCCACTATAAGTGCCTGCTTTGATTTCTGCTACAGCAATTTTACTACTAGCAGTAGGCCCACAGATCCTACAAGCAAGATTACATTCATTACCTAAACTTATGTGATAGCTATTAATATTTGGTTTTAAACTTTGAAAATAATCTTTGTCAAACGTTTCATAAAACTGCAAAGGCTCGATATTACTTTTATGATTTTCTCTGATACGCTTGCTAACAGACCCAATTGATTCTTCGTGATAGCACATGCCGCATAAAGGTTCACTGACTCCATTTAGTTTATTATGTCTTGCAAATTCTTGATGCTGCCCCGTAACCCATTCGTCAATGGTCATTGAATGCACATTATATTTTTTTGCTTCAGCAGTGCCACTGATTTTATTAGGTTGTGCGCCGCAAGAATGATAAGTACCGTCTGCATTAATATGCACTTCATACCAAGGCACGATGCAAAATATTTTATCTATCATTTTTGCACTTTATTTTACAAATTTCCAATGGCATAGTTTCTAATCGTACAATAAATTCTTCCCATAGCTCGTCATCTAAGATTTCGTTTAGCGATCTTGTTCTTACATTTAATTTTTCTTTATATTTTTGCACGAAATCGTTGAATTGATATCCACTATTGAACCACGGGCAAGGAAAAATTAATCCTTCTACATTAATAAACAACTCTTTCTTCCAGTTCAAGCATTTTGCCCAACTATGACTATTGTTAGCATATTTGATTTCGCCGACTTTTTTTCTATTAGATATTATAGTTATATTTTTTGTATATACCGTGCCGAAGTTTTGATTTTCGTAATTCTTAGGTTTCAATGGATCTTGTCCGTCGATTGAATATCTTCCATCAAATTTTGTACTTCTTACTGCTTGCCATTGATCTACACCTGCGTTCGTTGCTTGAGCTTTAATAAGATCCATGTGATCTTCGTTGAAGTTAAAGTATATAGAACTCCAGTTAATATTGCAACTACTGTTTTCTCGTAAAACTTTAATGCCGTTGATAATACTGTCGTAATCACTGTTTATTCTGTACATGTTATTACTGTCATTATCCCACCCGTCAACACTAAATTGAACCATGTCGTGATAATCTAGTAGACTACCAAATTTTGCCCACCACGGGTCTTTTTTATAGCTACCATTGGTAACAATGACTAACTGAATTTTAAACTGTTTGACATATTCGACAATTTCTAAGAATTCGGTGGCGTAGATTGGGTCACCGATGTCTCCGCAAAAAATTATTTTTTTAACACTGGATAATGTATTACTCGAAAAAGCAGTTTTAAATTCTTCTAGTGTGTATTCTTGATTTAAAACTTCGGGTTTTAGCTCAGTCCTGGGGCAGCGAGGGCATTTTAACATGCACTTGCTGCTGATTTCTATGTGCAGTTCCTGAGTATTAAACAATGTCAACATCGGTGGTGTAGCTAGTAAATCCGTTTTCTTTTACAACCGTTAATATATTATTAACTCTACCAGCCAGTTCGTCTTTGTGACTGACTAGCCAAACACTACGATCACTTTCTCTACTCATTTTCTTTAGTATAGCCAAACTATTTTCTACACCACTGGCATCCATTCCACTATCTACTAGTTCGTCAATGAACAATAGATTAATGGGCTGATATAAAGTCTCCCACACATCACGGAAACTCCAAGACAAGGAAAGAATTAATCGATTGCGTTCTCCCCTGCTGAGATTATCAAAATCTAATTCGCGACCCAGTTCTTCGATGCTCACACTCAAGTCGTTCATGAACTTCACAGTGTGTGGTAATCCAATTTTATCTAAGTAATAACTAAGTCGTGCATTTAAGTGATTTAAGTTTTGATCAATAATCTTTTTACGAATAAAACTGTCTTTGTTGGTTAACAATTTAATTAGAAAATCTTGGTGATCTTTAATTCTTGTGATGCCATTTAATGTATCATAATTAATTTCCTGCAACGCTTGCTCACGCATCTCTACAATTTGATCTGCATAGGGATCAGTTTCCTGCTGTTTTGCAGTTAACTGAGTTAATACACTGGCCATACTACTGCGATGCTCGAACGCATCGCTTTCATTTTTATAAAAAGTTGTGGGCTTAATTCCCAATTCACCCAATGCAGTAAGAACATCGGTATGTTCCATCCATTGGGTGTTAATAGCAAGAGCTTGCAGTGCAGATTCTTGTAATGTTTTCTTTTTTTCTTCTAATAGATTTTCTTGTTTGGAGTCGTGGAACGCTTGCCCGCACGAGTGACAAGTATGATTCTCCAACGCTTGGATTTCATTTCTGAGCTTTTCAATTTCACGGGTTTCCCTTGCTTCGTCTTGTTCGCATCTTTTAATCCATGCTTTTAAATCTTTAATTGTTTTTTCTTTAGAATTATAATCAGTTAGTCGTTTATGTGCATCTAACTCTAATTCTATATCTAACTCTGCTAATTGATCGTAAGCAGTTTGTAGAGCAGCAACATCTTCTTCGTGTTTTTTACTCCATAAAGTTTGACGTCGAATTAACGCATCAATTTGATCTTGAATTCGTTTATTGGCATCTTGCACAGCCTTGATTCTAAATTCTTCGCTTTGTATGGCATCTTTAATATCTTTGTTTTGCTGTTTTAATGCTTCGGCTTTTTCACTTAACAGTGTAATGCCTAAAAGTTGTTCAATTATTGTTCGTTGTTCGTTGGCTTTTAAACTTAAAAACGGCTCAGTGTAGGTATTCAGGGCCACAATATGTCTGAACATATCATGGCTCATGTTTAACAGTCTTTCGATTTCTGCTTGAGTCTCTCTACTGTCGCCTTGACTATTGTCGTCTTTTGTTTGTAATTCTTCGTCGTCAATGTAGAATTTAAGTATATTTGGTTTACGACCACGCTCAATTCTATAATGGCAACCTTCGACGTCGAAGTCCACTGTGACTAACATGTTTTTGCTGTTAGTTTTATTAATCAGGTTGTCTTTTTTAATATTAGTCAACGCTTGGCCGAATAAACTGTAACTCAATGCATTGATAATAGTAGTTTTGCCGGTACCATTCCTAGCACCACTGTCATCGCCGCCTAAGTCTAAGTTTTCACCTAATACCAGCGTTAAGTCATTGCGATCAAAGTCAATACCTTGTGTAGCATTGCCTACACTCATAAAATTTTTAACTGACAGTGCTTTTATTTTAAACATAAATGATTATAAATTAATTCAGACAAATAAGCATGTCCGTTTTCTAATATATGACCAGCAGATCCGCAATCAAATTTTGATGTCAAATCTCTGATACTGAAATCTTCCCACTTGTAAAATTTACTGATGTCTATACAACTTATATAGTATTGTATTTCTTTAAACTCTTCAAATATTTGTTCATCGTTCATAATATCAAAATTAATTAACGATTTTATATTTTTAATAAACGACGATTCGTCGGATAACCATAATTTGAGGTTGTTGTCAAAGGTGTTTATCATCAAATATGGTTGTTGGTTCAAAAATCTTTGTAAGAGTATTATTTCTTGAAGCCACTTCTTAAATGCATACAGTTCATTAAACCACACTTTGTATAAGGTTTCTCCCCACTGTTTAAAGAATTTTTCTTCACTGTATATTTTATTTTTTAATTGAGGATTAAAATTTATTTCAAAATTGTTGTCTGACTTATAAAATGTAAATCTGGTATAGGTAGTCCATGCTATCAGATACAAGTCGTAGTCCTGACAGGAATTTTTTATAGTATTATAAACTGTTCTAGAATTAGTGCCGCCTGATATTGCATTATTATAAATTGACCCGTTAAGTTTATTTGCTAACATCACGGGCCACGCTGATTCATTGGGATTTTTTAATTCATCCCCAAATGTAAACGAACATCCATTGGCATAAATTTTCATAAATTTCTATAAATGTCCAGCAACAAATTATTATCGTAGTGATCACTAGTGATAGCTGTCAGCTGATTGGTAACAATTTGATCAACGCTTTCAAACGCCACATTTCCTTGAATAGCAAATTCATTTAAATCTGCATTTTTTTGCGGAATTAACGTAATTTCTCGTAGTTTATGAGATTCCAAAAATGTTTCTTTAATAAATGTGGCTTCTTCATAGCTAATATCAATGTCAATATTTACACGAACGTGCATACCTGCACCTAGCACAGCATCTGCATTATTTAAAATAGCACCCAGCCCTAACACACGATATCGAGGCTGAGTGGGCCAGGCATGATATTCAGGTTCTTTACCCCATTCCAATATCATTAATCCTCTTTCGTCATCACCTGCATCTGCATAGTTATGAGGGAAGCAATTTCCAATATACGTAATATTTTGCCGTTGTTGACGTTTATGAAAATGTCCAGTGAAAACTTGTTCAAAATTTCCAAAATGTTCATTTTTTATTTCACCATGATCGGGCATCTGTACCATGGCATTCATGTAAAAATGTGGCAATTCGAAATGCCCAAACATGTACTTGCCTGTTAGCTTAGTGATCCGTTTATGATCATCACCCACAAGCCAAGGAGCAATAACCACACCCCCGCTACTAAACCAATCATTACAAATTTCCACATTAGGGAGATGTCGGGCCCACTCAACACTTTGTATGTCTCTCTTATCTCGATAGTAGAGGTCATGATTACCAGGAATAAAATAAACACGGTCGAAATTTGCATTCATGTGCTCCAGTGCCCGAAGGCTGTAGTTCAGTGTGACAATGTTGAGACTGGCACGGTTGTTATGCCAATCTCCAAGG